TGCAGACTATAACTTATCACTATCCAGAGTAGCTCACCGTGAAGAAACAATGTTCACATATGATCTATTCAAGCGTGGATACAAGCTATTAGTTGTCCCTAAAGCCGTTACATGGCACTTGAAGAACAAAGAAGGTGGCATTAGAGACGGCGCCGTTGAGATGTTTGAGCATGATGAAAACCTGTTTATAAACCAAGTCAATATTGGAGATAGCACAGCGGTGGTGTTAGACTGTGGTATGGGCGACCACATTGTATTCAAGCACGTTCTTCCGCTTATCAAGAATCCAGTTGTGTTTTCTTGCTATCCCGACATTGTTCCCGGCAGAAGCATAGCTGAGGCCCATGCTATGTTCGGGGATCTGGGTAAATTTAATATTTATGGAAAGATGGATCAATGGAATTGGAAGGGTAGTTTAGAGGACGCATTTAAAAAATTATACGGCGTGGACAAACAATGACAGATAAAATAAAGTTACACCTAGCATGTGGCGATGATTACCAAGAAGGATGGATCAACGTTGATCTATATAATGATAAGAAGGTTGATGCTAAATTTGATGTGAGTAAGATTCCATATCCTGATAATTCAGTAGATGAAATCAAAGCGTTTCACATCATTGAACATTTCGATTGGTATAAGGGACAAGATACACTCAAAGAATGGTTCAGAGTATTGAAACCAGGTGGAAGACTATGGCTAGAAACTCCGGACTTCTTCGCTTCATGTAAAGCATTTACTGAGGGTAGCCATGAATTCCAACTACATCTATACGGCCATTTTTTCTCAACAGCGTGGATTCCGGGGCAGGCGCACTTGTTCCTGTTTACTGAGGTTCAACTACGCACACAACTTGAATGGGCCGGCTTTGGTACGATTAATAGAATCGCACCCTCATCTAAGTATCTGGCTCATTATCCGGCGCATATTTTTCTTTGCATGGAAGCAACAAAATGATCCTCATTTCCCCGTTCGCAAGGGCAATGAGAGACGGCAAGCCACATCCTAAGAACTATCCGTGGTGGCCCGAAGTTATCGCTAAGATTGATGAAGAAGTTATTCAAGTAGGAATTGAAGGGGAACTTCAGTTAGTCCCTACATTTCACAAAGGTCTTTCATTGACAGAGCTAGGTGAGCTTGTTCAGCAATGTACGACTTGGCTTTCTGTGGACACCTTCTTGCAACATTTTTGTTGGGATTTACAGAAACCAGGCATTGTAATCTTCGGTCAATCAGATCCCATCATCTTCGGACATCCCGAAAACATTAATCTTCTTGAGGATAGAAAATATCTGCGAGAGAAGCAATTCTGGTTGTGGGAACAGATATCCTATAATGATGAATGTTGGGTTACTCCTAATAAAGTTTTAGCGGAGCTAGCTAAGTTCAACATTAAACTTAAATGACCAATGTCTTTCAATACAACTATGATTCTAGATTACGTAGTTGGTGTGAGTTACGAAAATCTATAGAAGATACTGGTGGAATCACGTTGGGATAATATCCAGTTAAATCGTATATTTCTTTGTATTCATCTATCCATGATAAGTAAAAGTACTTGGAGTATTATATGGAAATTTCCGCACTAGAGTATATAAAGAGTTTATCAACTGCCAAAGCAAATCATTTTACAGAGTATGAAATCAAACCAGAAATAAAATCTAATAAAAAACTAATAGCGTTTTATTTACCACAATTTCACCCCCTCAAAGAGAATAATGATTTTTGGGGTGAGGGTTTCACTGAATGGAGAAATGTCACTAAGGCATTACCGCTTTTTAACGGGCATATTCAACCACGCCAACCAAGTAACTTGGGATACTATGATCTAAGAGTAACAGATACAATTAAAATGCAAGCAGAATATGCTACTAATTACGGTATATCAGCTTTTGCATTATATTACTATTGGTTCGACTCTAAAAAAATAATGGATACTGTTATTGAAACAATATTCAACAATAAACAAATAAAAACAAATTACTGTGTATTTTGGGCTAACGAAAATTGGACAAGAAATTGGGACGGAAACAAAACAAATGTCCTTATACCACAACTACATTCCCCTGAAGATGATATTAAATTTATTGCTGAAATCTCAAAATACTTTGAGGATGAAAGATATGTAAAGAAAGACGGACGCCCAGTGGTAATGATTTATCGTCCTTCAATATTTGCTAATCCACGTGATACTACTGATAGATGGAAAAATTGGTGTACAAAAAATGAATTTCCAGTTCCATACTTAATGATGTCACAGGCATTTACTAATGCTAATATGTATGCAAATCCTGTACAGTTTGGGTATGATGCAGCATTTGAATTCCCTCCCCATATGGGAACGGCATGTAACCCTAAAGAATATGTAGCTGACAACACTGTAGATTGGTTTTTTGACAAAAATAAAAATACAGTTTTTAAATATTCTACCGCAGTAAATGTATGGAGTGTCAAAAATACATATGATTTTAAGCATTATAAAACCGTTTTTCCCAATTGGGATAATAGTCCAAGACGTACTAACGGAAATGCATTAATATACTATAATTCTACCCCAAAATTATATGAAGATTGGTTAAATTATTGTCTTGATAATTCAGATTCAGATGATTATGTTTTTATCAATGCGTGGAATGAATGGGCTGAAGGGGCATACTTAGAACCGGATTCATTTAATGGATGTGCTTATCTGGATGCTACATATAATGCTCTACTTAAACATAAAGATAAGTAGAATGTGACTAATGTATTCCAGTTAACCTACGATTCTAGATTACGTAGTTGGTGTGAGTTACGAAAATCTATAGAAGATAAAGATACTGCCACTAAATGTATTGAAATAGACAGATGGTGGCAGTCCGCACCTCTAGTTTCTCACTACCTTGCTCATACCGATATAGCATCTTGGCCCGGACCTTGGGACTTACTAGCTGAGAATCATTATTGTTATATAGCTAGAGGCTTAGGAATGATATACACCTTGCTATTAACGGGTATAAAAGACATTGACTTTTGTATCGCAATGAACGATAATAGTGAAGAAAGCGCCTTGGTCCTAGTCGACCGCGCAAACTATGTGATGAATTATTGGCCTGGCTCGGTACTAAATACCAGTCTAACAGAATTCAATATCACGGGTAGCATTACAATAGACGATATAAAGAAAAAAATATAATATGGGTAAAGCATGATAAACGTTATAAAAAGAAGCGGCAAAAAAGAACCGCTAGATTTAGGTAAATGGCAAGGACAAGTAGCAAAAATATGTAATGGAATAGCAGATGTAAGCCCCTCAATGATTGAGATCAAGTCTCAACTTCATTTTTATGACGGGATTACAACAAAACAGATCGATGAGATAACACTAAGAGCAATCGTAGACTTAATCGATGTAGAGAATGACCCAGATGTGGGACATACAAACTATCAATATGTAGCTGGAAAACAACGCTTGTCAATGTTACGTAAAGATGTTTACGGTAAATATGATCCTCCTCATCTATATGAGATAGTAAAGACCAACGTAGCTACAGGACTGTATACACCCGAATTACTAAATTGGTATACTGAGGATGATTGGAATCGCATGGAGGACTTGATTGATCATGCTAAAGATGAGCAATATTCCTATGCCGCAGTAGAACAACTTATCGAAAAATATCTAGTTAAGAATAGATCAACGAAAGAAATATATGAAACACCACAAGTCCGATATATGGTCGCAGCAGCCACAGTGTTTCATAGAGAAGAACCTAACACTGCAAGAATGCGATATATCCGCGAATACTACAATGCAGCTAGTGATGGTCTTTTTACCCTTGCTACACCTGTGCTTGCCGGCCTCGGGACTCCTACTAAGCAATTTAGTTCTTGCGTACTTATTAGGAGTGATGATGATCTGGATAGCATATTTGCTTCCGGAGAAATGATGGCAAAATATGCTAGCAAACGTGCTGGCATTGGGCTAGAGATTGGAAGATTACGTCCATTAGGTAGTCCTATACGTGGGGGTGAAATTATGCATACAGGCATGATTCCATTCTTGAAAAAATGGTTTGGAGATTTGCGTAGTTGTTCTCAAGGTGGTATCAGAAACGCTAGTGCAACAGTGTTTTTCCCTATCTGGCATCATCAATTCGATGATCTTATTGTTCTAAAAAACAATCAAGGTACTGAAGAAACAAGAGTAAGACACATGGACTATGGTGTTGTTCTATCTGCATTCTTTTGGAGACGATTCAAGAATAAAGAAAACATCACCTTCTTTGATCCAAATGAAGTCCCTGATCTATATGAAGCATTCTATTCTAACACAGAGAAATTCGAAGAACTTTATGTAAAGTATGAGAAGCGTAAAGATTTGCGCAAGAAAACCATGAATGCGGAAGATGTGTTCAAAAGCGGTATACTAAAAGAACGTACAGATACCGGACGTATCTATCTTGTGTTTATTGACAATGTAATGAATCAGGGACCATTTGATCCTGAATATCATACAATCTATCAATCCAATTTGTGTTGCGAGATTTTGCTCCCAACGAAACCGTTTAAGAGATTAGACGATGATACTGGTCGTATTGCCCTATGCACCTTAGGTTCCATAAACTGGGGAGCATTCCGTAACCCAGAAGATATGCGCCGCGCCTGTAGAATATTGCAACGAAGCCTATGTAACATCCTAGATTATCAAGACTTTTTATCCATACAATCAAAGCTAAGTAACGATGAGATTTCACCATTAGGTATAGGTGTAACTAACTTAGCTTATTGGCATGCAAAGCGTGGATATAACTACGGTGATAAAGATGCATTGCAAGATGTTAAGAGTTGGATGGAACATCAAGCATTTTATTTGACTGAAGCTACAGTAGAGTTAGCTAAAGACCGCGGTGCTTGTATTGATTCAGCTAAGACTAGGTATGGTAAAGGAATATTCCCCTGGGAACTACGTGCAAAAGGTTCAAACACCCTAGCAGATTTTACACCCGAATTAGATTGGGAAACGCTACGTACAAACATGAAGCAATACGGAGTACGTAATGCTACGTTGATGGCTATTGCTCCAGTAGAATCTAGTTCAGTAGTGATCAACTCTACTAACGGGATAGAGTTGCCTATGAGTTTGATTAGCGTTAAAGAAAGTAAAGCAGGTAGTTTGGTTCAAGTAGTACCAGAATATCAAAAGTTAAAAAATAAATATCAGTTGATGTGGGATCAAAAAGATTGCGATGGATATCTAAAAACAGCAGCAGTTCTTGCTGTATATGTAGATCAATCAATCAGCACAAATACTTTTTATAATCCTGCTCATTTCCCTGATAGAAAAGTACCCACTACAGTGATTGCAAAGAACTTGATGCAAGCACATATTTGGGGCCTCAAGACCATGTACTACTCATTAGTGAATAAGCAAGGATCAAAAGATGTTGATGAAATACCACCTGATATGCCATTAGAAGCAATCGATTTTGATTTGGAAAACGATTGTGAATCTTGTAAATTGTAGTATAACTGTATAAACACTAAATATCACTCAAGGAATAGAATATAAATGAAACAACGTAATTACACACAGGAAACCGTACAGAAGTTGCAGGGGACGGTGCAGATTGATCATACTTTAGCAAAGATTGGTGCTAAAAAACTAATAGAACTATTAGCCACAGCACCATACATCAACACCTTAGGTGCATATAATGGTCAGATGGCTGTACAACATGCTAAAGCCGGACTAAAGGCAATATATCTTAGCGGTTGGCA